TTTTTGGTGTGGGGGGGCGGCTGTGTGGTGGTGTTTTTTGTTTGTGTGTAGGGGTCGGTGTTGGTGAGGGTCAAGGATTTTTCGTGGGAACAGGGGGATGTGGAATAAAATATAGAATGTGCGTGTGTTGTCGGTGTCGCGTGTTTATTGTTTACAGAACTTTCGAGTGCCCGTATCTTGTTTGCATTGCGTCATTTGGCTCCCTTGCTCCGTAGTAGTTTCCTGCTTCATTGAATCTGTAGGCGTCTATGTTCATGTCGGATACTGTGTGTCTGTATTCTGGTCTCCAGTTCTTTGACCCTGTTTTCTTGACTTGCCACATGATTTCACATGATACCTGTCCGGTCGCGTAGATTGTCAGGAAGGAGTCTCCTGTTCCTGGAATTGGGATTTTTGCTAGCTTCATGAAGACTGTCCCCGGAGGGTGTTCCATTGGAATGGTTCCGTCCTGAGTGTCAAACATGGTCTTTCTGTTAACTCGTGGGACCTTGACCCATATTGGGTTGTATCTTGCTATTGGGTGAGAGTCCCATGTTTGGTTAGGTAGCATGAACCAGTCATTCACTATCTCGCTTGTCCCTGTTGCGGCTGTCAGCTTGTTTATTACGTAGTCTCTGGTCATTGTGTGTCTTTTGTTGTACCATAGTGTTGGACTTGCGTCTCCTTCAGTTCCTGTCACGTAGTGTAGATCTTTGCTGGATAGGTTGTGAGATATGGCTCCTCTGGCTGGCCATGTGGAGTATCCTTTTCCATCTGGAGTGTCTCCTATTATGTTGTGGTTGTCTGTGCGAGTGATGTATGGTCCGCTGGCTTGTGTTTCTGTGTTGTTGCTGTATGTGCCGTCTTTTAGCCCTGGTCCTGGCCACCAGTTTGAGGATTTTACCGCTGCTACTTGTTGTTTGGCTTGGTTTAGTGCTACATTATATACTTTTCTGTTTTTCACGAGTGGGTTGTACATCATTTGTGGCAGAATGCTGCTTATGTTGTTTTCCACCCATTCGCAGTTTCCGAAGTTAAATGTGAATTCTGTTGCTTCTCCTGTGCGCAGTACTTCGTGGTCTGTGTTTTCTAGGATGTACAATGGGATTCCTTTTTTTATGTCTGCTTCTGCTCCGTTTGTTGGCTCGTCTATTGATTCGATTGGCCCGTACAGGTATGCGTACTGTGGAAGTTTCCATATCTGGTTTGGCAGTTCTGGCATGCACTCATCGTCCCATGGGTGTTGCACGTACGGGTATGCGTGTGATCCGTCACACATTATGTGTAGGCCTGCTGTTAGGTCATTGTTGTATGTGTTTCCCTGTGCTCCGTCTGTTACTATCTGTTTTATCTGCAAGTTGTAGATTCTAACTTGCATTTTCACTGGTCTGAATGCTGTGTATTCATTTATGAGTTTTTGCCAGTCGTGCGGGCTAAAGTGAGAGCTGTACTGATTGAAATTAAAATAAGACCACGGAGTGGTGCAGGCGTATTGAGCAGCATGCTGTGCGCCAGTGTTAAGAGTTTCAGTTTTATAAAGGTGTCCGTTTTTGATTTCACATATAAACTGGCGAGTGTTTTTAGTGATGACAATGTCGTCTGTAAAAATGGAGCCGCCGGTCCACCCACCAGTGGAATAGCCCACTCCAGAACCACCTCTCCCGCTGCTACCCACCGCACCCCCGCCCCCACTCCTGGCCACACCGTCTGGCTGATCAGGAGCCTGAGCATCAGTGTCGTGGTCCATGTTGGGATCTTCCATTTTGGCCTGTTTGCTGTGTTTGTTTGAGCGTGCAAAGTAGAGTTTTCTCTTAGCCGCTCTTTCGGCTTGTTTTGTTTTTGTGTTTGGTAGTGCTGGCGCCACTGCTTTTTTGATGCCAAAAACTGATTTGGCGAGTATGCCCCCAAATGTTCTGTCTGTCTGTAAGTCTTGTATGAGTTGTTCGTCGTGTTCGTTGAAGTATATGTATGGATTGTGTCCCTTGTCGAGTAAGTCTGTGTAGCCTAGGTCGTGGCGTCTCGCTGCTTCGTCTGCTTTGTTTACCGGTTTTCCCGCAAACAGAGAATTAAATGGACCAAGGTATTTGTAACCAGGTAAAGTTAGACCGCTTTTTTTAGCTTTATTTATTGGTGGCATCAAATGACAGAGCGACTTCAAGCATTTCAGAGTCGCTTATTTCTGTGGATACAGAAGTAGTAGGAATGTTAGCTAAGTGCTTTTTATATACATCGTCCCAGTAACAACATCTCTCGCATTTTTCCCCCAATCTGAAGTGATACATCATATTTCTGTAGTACTGATCTAGTGTTTTTTTTTGTTCAAACAGAATTTCTCTAACCCCGTCCCATGTGATTTTTCCATTTATTGCGCGTGATTGGAATGATTGTTTTAGTGTGTTAAATATGTCATTGGTTCCCTTTGAAGCAATTCTGGTAGAGTGCCAGTAAAACCCACAAAACTGTATGTCTGTGTTAGTCAGTGATCTGTGCTCTGTGAAAACATTAAACGGTGTCGTCTTCTGGTTCCGAGTCTGGTATGGTCTCGAAGCAGTGGAGTACGATTGGTTCTTGTTCTGGTCCTTGTGAGATGATCCCCAGTTTTTCACCCCATGCGCTCGGTCCGGGCTCTTCTCCTTGTTCTTCTGTTTCCATTGGCGCTTCTTCTGATTGTATCTGGATTCTCCTTCTTTTCGCTCTCTGTCTAAACTGAAGCCACTCTTCCCAGTCGCTTTCTGTAATGGGTTGCGATTCAAATGGGAGCTCATTGCTTACCTCCTCTTCCACACGAGCTCTCTTGGGATCCTGATGGTTATCTTCCGGTGTCTCTGGCTCGGTGTTCTCTTGATCCAAATTCCCGTTCTGCTCGGTTGGCTCTTCTTCGAGAATATCTAAAAGAGCAGGACATGCGTTATTGCTTGCAATTTCAATGTCATATGCATTCATGGTATTAAGTATGTCTTCCATCCATTGCAAACACTCACTCGGGTCTATGTCTAGGTTGTCGTCTGGTACGGATGGTCCAGATGATGAGATTGTGCCTCTGCCCGAGTCCGTCTCAGTGGTATTAAGGAGAGACTCACCACTATTAGAAGTGTTGCTATCGTCAGAATCAGGATTGCTATGTTCAGAGTTTCTGTCAGGCTCGGAGTCTGTCTCTTCTGTAGGCTGGATGAATCCCCCGCAGTGCCAGCAGACTCCGTTGTGGTGGAATGTCCAATTCTGTGTGTGACCAGAGCACAGTTTTTGTAATGGGAAGCTGTTTCCTATGGTTGTGAGATTGTATTTAGTTTGGAATGTTTCTAGTGTCATCTGTTCGCTAAACCTGGTGTTGCAGTGTGAAAGCCATGTTGATATCATTTCTGGAGTTATTTCTCCAAATGTGTTTTCTAGTTGTTTCATGAAGTTTAGCTGTGTGATTCTTTCTTTCAGTGGAGCTGCGTGTACTCCAAATGTTGCGTTCCCTCCCTGTACTGTGTATACGTCGTGGTTGCTAGAGAGTATTACTGGTATTTGTGGAAGTTCTCTGGAGTCTTTGTGTTTCACGTCTACTCTGACGTGTGTACCTCCCAATATGCATTTAGCTGACTCTACGTAGTCAGTGGTCATTATGCACTCTTCCCACCAAAGCACCATTTTATTTGGTGCGTCATTAAATGGAAACTGTTTGTTGTTATGGTTTACGCAGCCGTATAGCCCAACGGCGTGACATATGCTTTTTGCCAGGTTTGTTTTTCCAGTGCTAGCCGGCCCGTAAAATAACAGTGAATTTCTTTTCCCAGTTTTTTTAGCAAGCATCATTACAAGCCAGTGACCCAGTTGCCAAGGATTGTATCCTTGTTGGTTTAAAAGTTTAAATACAAGATTTTCATTACAATCATATACATCAGCATTTAGATTTACATTGTGAGTTTTAGGAGTTTTTAACATCATAAAATCAAATGCATTATATTGTGCACAAAGTTTAATGTGAATCATGGTTAGTAGTTGCTCTGAAGTTTTTGTGCCGCCTGGCATCCCCTCAAGCATAAGTATTAAATCTGGAAGATTTACCACTAAATCATTATATGTCAAATACAGCTGTTCTGTAGCTTTTCTAATAACCTCCATCATTATTTTTTGTTTTCGTGATAGTTTTATTGGTCTAGAAGATGTTGCCGCATCAACATTATCAATAACAGTTTTGCTTACTCTTGGTAGGTCTCTCCATACGTCTGGATTTGGATTCAGCATGGTTTCTGCTGGATGTTGAACATAAGTGTTGAAGAGTGCCTTCCACAGGTCCCTTCTAGTGTATTCGCAAATGGTTTTCCCATTGCATACGGTAAACCCATAGTCCTTGCTCCATGTTCCATCAAAACTAGCTCTCGGTGTTGTTTGAAAAGGCGAGATTGCAGCAAGTACTTGTCTGTTTTTAGGAAGCATGTATCTAGTGATGAACTGTGACCCATTAATTGCTTGTGCTGTTAAGTTTCCATTAGGATATCTCATTTTTAAGATATCTACTACGTCTTCATTTTCTCCCCTCATTACTTTTTCTGATATTTGCTGAAGCCATGCCCAAGCTCTAAATTCTGCTTCAGACATCTGATCTTCTTCTTCGTTCATTCTCTGTCTTATAGTTATTAGTAGATGTTTAAAGAAACTAGTACACAGTAGAGATTTTGAGATAGAAGCATTTTGTTTTGTCAGTCCCGGTCCACCTATAATCAGATGTACGTGCCACCCTTTTTCTCCAATTTCAGACTGTGACCAAGCATTGAATGCTGGCTTTTCTCTGAGCTGTCTCCTCTGCATCAGTTCTCCGCATGCTCTCCATCCTGCCCATGCCATTGCCCACATATGTCCATCTCCAGGACTCCATGTTTCTAAAAGTTCTTCTTTGTTAGGACTGTTAGAGTCTAAGTCATAAGTTGGTAGTTGCATGAGCATATTAAAGTTCGTTCCCCCACATAGTCCATAGAACCCCTCTTCTTCAGCAGTCACGTGATCATGACGTAACTTGATGACGTAAGTAAAACATGGATGCCCAAAGCTCTGTATTTCAGCAATAGTAGTTGTTAAGCCCCCCGTAGTCATTTCGACTCACCGCTCGACGAGTCTCAGCATCCAGCGACGATAACAGGAAGTACAGACTGAATGTGTTCTCACTTATATACTCTTATAACCCTGTCTATTAGCCACATCTGACGCTCACGACAAACAGAGAGAGGTCAAGCCCACGGCCGGCCCTACACAGAAAACAAAA